TCCGGGCGATGCTTGCCAAGGCCGCAGGCGGAGACGTCCGAGCGGCTGAGGTGCTGCTCGATCGCGCCTACGGCAAGGCGGCGCAGACGCTGGACGTGACGTCAGCCGGACAGGCGATTACACCGCCGATCATCTGGAGCGATGGTAAATGAAGTACTACGAACGGTGGTGGCAGGACAACATCGGCACGCGCGGCGCCGAGTTTGCCGGATGGCTGGCCGACTCCGACCCGTCAAGCCGCGCGGCGGTCGGTGACCTCGTAGACACGCTGCCCGGTACGGTGGACGTGCTGGAATGCGGGCCGGGGACGTACATGGATTACCGGCAGCTGTGGGAATGCCGGCCGGAGGTGATCTATCACGCGCTGGACGTCACGCCGGCTATCGTGGAGCGGGGCCGCGCGATGGGGCTAGAGGACGTGCGCCTCGGGTCGGTCGAGGAAATCCCGCATAAGGCGGACTCGATAGATGTCGTGTATTGCCGTCACGTGCTCGAGCATTTGCCGAGCTACCGGACGGCGCTAATCGAAATGCACCGCGTGGCGCGGCGGTACGCCGTGGCCGTGTTTTGGCGGCTAGACACGGAGGCCGATCGGGATCTGATCCTCTGGAATACCGTAGCCGATGTGCCGGACACGTTCCACAACCTATACTCGATGCCGGTGATCTCGGCGTGGCTCACGTCGCTGCGCATCGCGCACCGATGGCAGCCGGCCGACAAAGACTGGCTGCTGATCTTGGATGCCGGCCGCACGCCAGGATAACGCGGAGCCGGTCATCCTGCTGGCGCCGTACCGGCCGCTGTTTGACCCGGCGCCGACGTGGCGCTACGCGTTTCTGACCGGCGGGCGCGGCTCTGGCAAGTCGTGGCACCTCAGCATCTGCCTGCTCAATCTGACCTATTCGCCAGACCACGTCATTCTTTTTACGCGCTGGACGATGGAAAGCGCGGGCGCCTCAATTATCCCGGAGTTTGTGGATAAGATCGAGCGGCTTGGGAAACGTGATGATTTCGCGGTGACCAAGAACGAAATTGTCAACAAACTGACCGGCAGCCGCATTCTGTTTCGCGGCATTAAAACGAGCAGCGGCAACCAGACCGCCAAGCTCAAATCAATTCAGGGCGTGACGACGTGGGTGCTCGACGAGGCCGAGGAGCTGGTCGACCGGCGCACGTTTGACACGATCGACGACTCCATCCGCTCGCAGCTGCAGCCAAACCGCGTAATCTTGTCGCTCAATCCGTCCAGTGTGGACCATTTCCTGCACGGGCTGTTTGTGGCCACGCGACGGGCGGACACGTTGTATATCCACACGACGTGGCAAGACAATGTGGACAACTTGTCCACATCGTTTGTGGAAAAGATTGAGCAGACGCGACGGGACAACCCGCCGCGATACGCGCATATTTACGGCGGCGAGTGGCGCCGAGAGGTGGCAGGGCTGCTGTGGACGCGGGCCGAGATCGAGCGGGCGCGCATTGCGGCACGGCCGGACGATCTGGCGCGGGTGCTGGTGGCGATCGACCCAGCCATCACCGCGCACGAATCTAGTGACGAAACCGGCATCGTGGTCGTGGGTGCCGATCGGCACCGGAAGGGCTATGTACTGGACGATCTCAGCGGACGCTATACGCCGAACGAGTGGGCAACGATCGCGCTCGACGCGGCGCGCCGGTGGAATGGATCCATTGTGGCGGAAACCAACCAGGGCGGCGATATGGTCACGGCCGTGATTCGCTCGCTCGGCGAGCGGGGCCGCGGTGTGCGGATCATCGACGTGAAGGCAAGCCGGGGCAAGCTGGCGCGCGCTGAGCCGGTGTATTCGCTGTACCAGGAAGGCCGGATTTTCCATTGCGGCACGTTTCCGCTGCTTGAATCGCAGATGGCCGGATTTAACCCAGAGTCGACCACGACGTCGCCGGACCGCGTGGACGCGCTGGTTTGGGGGCTGTCTGCGCTGCTCTTGACGGGCGCGACCCCATTCGTTGTCTAGGGCGCTACCGCCCGCGGTTGTTGCTATGTGGATATGTGGATAACTTGCCATCGTGAACGAATCCGGGGGCCCTATAACGTCACCCTTCTTTTCTCGCGTGTCTAGCGCGCTGGCCGTGCTGCGCGGGACATCGGAGACGCGCGCCGTAACGCCGGCCATGATGCCCGGCGGCGCGATCGGCGCCGCGGCCGGCATGGCGGGGTTGTCGCTGGTGCGCACGGCCAACCCGCAGGAGTACAAGCCGGACGGCGCCACGGTCCGCGCGCAGGGATTTAATCGGCACCCGGTGGTTCACGCCTGCATACGCGCGATTGCCGATATTGTGGCATCGGTGCCGCTGATCGTGCTGCGTGAGCAAGGCGAGATGGAGACGCGGGTGCCGCTGACGCACCCGCTCCAGCGGTTGCTTGATTCGCCGGGGCCGCGCATGACCGCGCGGCAGATGCGGGCGCGGCTGGCCGTGGATTACGTCGGCTACGGGAACGCGATGTTCCAGCTCGAGCGGACGGCGCCTGGGCGGTTGCCGCTGGCCATGCGGGCGATTAACCCGGAGTCGTTGCAGTCGGTGTGGGTGGACGCTGAGGGCGACCCGCGGCGCTACGATTACGGCAATTGGGCGGGCGTCATTGTGCAGGTGCCCGCCGAGGACGTCATCCATTTCCGCGACCTCGACATGCCGCGGCCGTATTACCCGGATGTGTTCGGGTTTCCGCGCGGGGCTACGGCGATCGCGTCAATGACGGCGGACAACGAGGCGACGCAATACGTGCGGCAGGTGGTGACCAACGACGGCACGCCGACGTTTGCCGTGCTGCTGTCTGATGAGGCGACACAGGACGACGCCAGCGCGATGCAGGACCGCTACCGCGCGCGCGTGGTGGACCGCGGCAAGCGGGGCACGCCGGCGTTCTTCGGGTCGGTGCGGGACATTAAGCCGCTCGGGTTCACGCTGTCCGATTTGGAGTTTCCGGACCTGCGGCGCGTGTCGCGTGAGGACATCTGCGCGGCGTTCGGGGTCGATCCGCGGATGATCGGGATCGCGTCGGCCACGTCTGACGCAGGGCTCTCCGGCACGCAGTACGTTGAGGCTCGCGCGCGGCTGGTGCAGCACACCATTGAGCCGATTCTGTGCGCCATCGAGGACGAGCTCAACCACTGGCTGTCTCCGGAATACGGCGACGTCTATATCGCATATGATCACGCCGTGCTTTCGGATCTGATCGAAAACGACACGGTGACGTCAACGCGCGTGCAGGCGGAGTTTGGCGTCGGGCTGCGCACGTGGGAGGAATCGCGCCGCGCGCTCAAGCTGTCGCCGGTGCCGATCCCGACCGACACCATCGCACTCAAGCAGGGCACGCAGCTGGTGCCGGCGGCCGTCGCGGTGATCGATCCGCGCGCCGTGCTGGATCCGGAACCAGCCGAAGCGGAGCAGCTAGCCGGCGCCGGACCAGGGCCGATGACGACCGAAGCCGGCGCGGCCGCGATGGACGAGGCCGAAGCCGAGCAGGGGCAGGCGCAAGAGCAGGGGCGCCACGTGCGCACCATGGCCGATAGCGCGCTCTCCGGTGACCAGATCGAGCAGATGATCGAGCTGCTAGAGTCTCTGGCAGAAGGCGAACTGCCGCGCGATGCGGTGCAGGCGGTGATGATGGCCGCGTTTCCAGCCGTGCCGTTGTCGACCATTGCCGCAATGCTGGACGCCATGGTCGGCTTTGTGCCGGCCGCGGAAGAGCCGGAAGAGCCGATGGCGCCGGAAGAAGAGCCGGAAGAGCCGGAAGAGATGGCGGCGGCGATGTGGTGGGAGCGGCTGACGCCGGAGCAGCTGGCGGCGGAGCCGCGGTATCAGCAGTGGACGCGCGCGATGGAAGAACTGACGCGGCGTGAAGAGCCATGGTATACGGCTGGCGTGTCTCGGTTCGCGGCTGAGCGCGAGCAAATCGGCTCGTTGTTCGGTTTGGGGAGCCGCGCAACCAAGGCCACGCAAGAGATTCTTGACGAGATCCAGCGGCGCATCCGGCAAGGGTTTAAGCCGAACGGCGAGTATTACGAAGCCTGGCGCGCCGCGTTCCTCGATCTGATTGGCGAAATGTATATGGTCGGCGCGCGGCAGGTGTCGGGTGTCGGGCTGTCGTTCTCGCTGCAATCGCCGGAGGTGCTGAACGCGATTAGCAAGCGGTCGGGGCGATTGGCAAAATTAGTCGGCAAAACGACCAGCGATAATATTCTTTCCGCGATCCGCGCCGCCGAACTGGCCGGCATGTCGGTCAAGGAGACGGGGCGGCTCGTGCAAGCGTCGGTCTATAACGAAGTCATAACCGACAGCCGGAGCCGCACCATTGCGCGCACAGAATCAGCTGGCGCGATGAGTCAGGGCACGTGGGATCAGGCCACGCAGGCCGGTATCTACCGCTCCAAGGAGTGGCTGGCGTTCGAGGATAGCAAGACGCGCGAGACGCATACGGCGTGCATGGCGCAGGGGCGGATCCCGTTCGACGACGCGTTTGGCAATGGTCTAGCCTATCCGCTGGACCCAGCAGGCGACGCGGCCGAGGTCATTAATTGCCGCTGTGTGCTGGCGCCGTATATCACCAGCGTGGATGAGGAGCCTATCTAGTGAAAACAACCATCCCGGCGCAGGTGCGCCACATCGCCGACGCACATCTTCAGCTGCGGGCCGACGCCGCGTTGCCCGATGGCGTGGCGGGCCGCGTGTCCGGCGTGGCGCTTACCTATGAGGTGGTCGACAGCTACGGCACCATGTTTGCGCGCGGCTGCACGAAGGCGACCATCGAGCGCAAGGTGAAGGCGCGCAAAGTGCCGCTGCTGATGGACCATGAGCGGCGCACCGGGGCGCACGTCGGCGTGGTGTCGCTGATGCAGGAGATGGGCGACAGCCTGATGATGACCGCCGATCTATTCGACACGCCGGAGGGCCGCGCGGCGCTCGAGTACGTCAAGGCCGTGATCGGAGCCGGCGCCACGACCGGCTTCTCGATTGGCTTTGCACCGCGGCGCACGGAAGCCGTCACGGTCGACGGGCAGATCGTGGAACGCTTCCTAGAGATAGAATTGCGCGAAGTGTCGATTACGCCAATGCCGGCCGTGCCTGGCGCCGACATCACGTCGGCGCGGCACGATGACGGCGGCGCGCTCGAGCGGAGCGACGAAGAGCTACTGACGGCGGCCGCGATAGCCGCCTTGAACGCGTTACCCGTGAGCTCGCGGGCGGCGCTGCTGGCGCAGTACACGCACGAGCAGGCACGACTCGAACCCGACCAGCAGGCGACACCGCACAGCCGTGCGGATTGTCCCGCCACTGACCCGGCGCCGGCGCCCGTGGATGCGCGCGCGACCGATGGACATACCACGATGGCGCACCGCCTTGCCGCGGTTCGCGCCACATACTGAGGATATCATGAAAGCACCACTGGTGAGCAAGAACCGCGCGGCCGCTGAGCTGCGCGAGAAGGCGCACAAGATCCGCCACGACCTCGTCGACGCGACCAACGTTTACACGGCCGAAGAAGTCGACAAAATGACGGCCGATATCCGGTCGTTTGAAATGCGCGCGCAGGCGGCCGCCGAGTTTACGCCGGATGCTGAGATCCAGCGTCAGGGCGGCGACGAAGGGCTCACGCGCGTGGACGCGGGCGCTCCGGCGCGCACCGAGTTTGCCAACATGGGCGACGCGATGACCGAAGTGCGGTCGACGATCGTCAACGCGTTTAGCAACGTCGGCAGTTACATCCGCGCGGCGACGCGTGGACCGGCGAACGCGGCCGAAGCGGCGGCGCTGCGCGAAGTGGACAAGTACACGCGCACGATCACCGGCAGCACGAACGGCGGCGAGTACCTGCTTCCGTTGACGCAGGTGCCGGAGATTTTCTCCGTGTCCAACCAGCAGCCCGGCTTGTTCCAGTACGCGCGCCGGTACAACGTGCCCGGCCGCTCGCTGCGCATCCCGTATCTGGTGCAGGATGAAGGCACGACGACGCTGAACCGTCCGATGGCCGGTAAAATTGCGAACGTTACAATCGTGGGCGAAGGCGCCACCAAGCCGACGCGCGAGCCGACGTTCGGCCAGCGTTTGCTCACGATGTACAAGTATGCCGCGATCACGCAGTTCGGCGACGAATTGCTGGGTGACGATTTCACCGGCGAGCTGCCGAGCGAAGTCACGACGGCTGTTGGCGGCCAGATCGTCAACAAGCTCAACGAAGATATCACGATCGACGGCACGGGCTCGAGCGAGCCGCTCGGCGCCCTGAACAACGCCAACACGGCGCTGATTTCGGTGAACCGCGCGACCGCATCGACGTTCAGCGCGGCGGATGCGTTCGCCATGTATGAGCGCCACACGCACGGCCCGAACTCGGTGTGGATGATCTCCCGCCGCGTGCTGGCCAAGCTGTTCGCCATGCAGCAGACGAATAACACGATGGTAACGTGGCTGGCCAACCTCCGCGACAAGCCGCAGATGTTGCTGCTTGGTCTTCCGGTGGTGGTTACCGACCTGCTCCCGACGCTCGGCACGAAGGGCGACGTGGCGCTGGTGAACGGCGATTTCTATTCGATGGGCCTGCGCCAGGCGCTGACGGTGGAATCGTCGATTCACGTGGCGTTTGTGCAGGACGTGACCACGTACCGCTTCGTGGCACGTGGCGGCGGTATCCCGCTCCCGACGTCGACGTACGCCTACAAGGTGGACGGCGCCGGCAACAAGGTCGATCCGCATTCGCCGTTCGTTACGCTTGATGTCCCTGCATCGTCCTGATGCAGTGACCGATGACCCGACCCCCGGTGGTGCCGATCTGGCGCCGCCGGGGCGTTCGGCGTTGGTCGAGGTGATGGCGGTGGCGGAATGTGTGATCGACGGGACGCGCCGCGCGGTGGGCGAGGCGTTTACCGTGGCGGCTGATCGGGTGGATGCGCTGGTCGGGTATGGGTACGTGCTGCCCGATGCGCTATTTGACCTGATGCAGCCGGAGGCGGCGGCGCAATGGCGCGACCGGCCGCGGCGCGGGCTGACGGAGCAATCACTGGCGTGCGATGCCGCGACCACGAACGCACTGTGGAACGGCGACGGGCGCATGCTGGCGCCGGCCGGATGGGCGGAGACGTCAACGTATACCGCGGCGCCGGTAACGCCTGGCGCGGTGCGCGTGTTGCAGCTGACGCAGTATGACCCCGGCTCGAGCGTCTACCGCTACCATAGCGCGGCCAATAGCGTCGACGGGGTGGTATCGGCCATGGTCCGGTACGGCGACAGCAACCCGCACTGTTCGCTAAGGCAGTGGGACGGCGAGCTCCACCGGCGCACGGTCGAGCTATTGGCCATGACGGCCGATGTGATTCACGTGCATATGGATTGGCGAGCGCTGCACCAAGACTTGCGGTACGTGCTGCGCGAAGGCCAGCGGGCCGCCATCACGTATCACGGCAGCGTGCTGCCAAGCGACGGCGCCCGCGTGCTGGTGGACCACGACGGCGACCGACGCATGAGCGCGATGCAGTTCGGCGCGCGCCCGTACCATGGCCGGCACGGCGTCACGCGCTATCTGCCGATCCCGGTGCCGGTGGCCGACTATGCGGCGGCCGCCCAATCACACCGGCGCGGCGATGTCCTTCGCATTGCGCACAGCCCGACCAAGCGAGAGATCAAAGGGACACAGACGCTCTTAGATGCGGTCGACTGGCTGCGCGATGTGGAAGGACTGCGCATTGAGGTGGTGATGATCGAGGGGCTCGAGCACGGCGCCGCGTTGCGACTCAAGGCGTCGTGTGATGTCACCTTCGATTCGTTTTGGCTGGGCATGCAGGGCAGCGGCATTGAAGCGGCCGCGATGGGGCAGGCCGTGATTGCGGGCGACGCGCTGGCGGCTGGCGAAGCGGCGGCGCTCAACGGCGGCGCGTGTCCGTGGACGTATGCGGATGAGCGCTACCAGCTGATGACCGTGCTCGCGCGCTTGGCGACCGATCCGGACTATCTAACGGCCGAAGCGGCGCGCGTGGGCGCCTACGTGGCGCGGGTGCATGACTATCGGGCCGTTGGCCAGCGTTACCGCGCGTTCCTTCAAGAGGTGTAGCATGGCACTGCCGACGTTTACCGACCTGAAAACGTACCTGCGCATTGAGACGACGGCGGAAGATACGCTGTTGGCCGCACTGATGGCGCGCGCGAAGGCGATGATCGAGGCGTGGACGGATACGCCGATGACCGCGACCAGTCAAACGGCGATCGATCGCGCCGATGCGCTGGCCATGCCGGTGACGTCGCTGGTGTTTCCTCGCCGGCCGTGCGCGGTTACGGCCATCGTTGATGTGGATAATGTCGCGGTGCCGGTGGCGGATTACTGGGTCGACGGCCGATCAGGCGTGATCTACGCCAAGCAGGGCATTGCGTTCCCGTATGGGCCCTACACGATCACGGCAAACGTCGGGCTATCGCTGCGCGCGGATTACGCGGCGCTCGAGCCGTTGCTCACCGAGGCAATCATCGACCTTGCGGCGGATCTGTACCAGCGGCGCACGCCTGGCGCCTCATCGGAAACGGCGGCCGGTACCACGATTCAGTGGGACGCGAGCCGGGAGACGGTGGCGCGCGTGATGAAAACGCTGCGCCTGCTGAAGCTTGGGGTGGCACAGTGACGGTGG